ATCGCCTCCTGCGGCTCCTGCACCACCACCACCACCACCATGAGCATAAGAAACAGGAGTGTCACCTCCATCATTTCCTTGTCCTGATGTTGCGGAACCTCCAGCATTGTAATATGGGCCAGCACCACCACCAGAGCCTCCATCTCGACCCACACCATCCGCATTACTAGCACTATAATCTCCGCCGCCTCCACCGCCTATCGCGGTAAATGTAGCAAAAACAGAGTTAGAACCGTTGTTCCCATAGTGTGAGTATTCGTATGTGCCTCCAGAGCCAACAAAAATTGGATAAGCTGTCGCAAGTTGTGCGCTTAGTGTGCTATCTAACAGTCCACCTGCTCCACCACCTCCAGCGGTGTCGTAACCACCAGAACCGCCGCCAGCCACCACAACGTAACTGAGACTGACTCTAGCTTCAACTGCAACGCTATATGATTGCTCTGTAAACGCTCCCTTATTGTCAGTCACTCTAACAACAACAGACTCAGAGCCTGAGCTAGAGGGAGTCCATGCAATTAAACCAGAACCGCTAATGGTCATGCCAGTAGGATTAGTAGGCAAAGAATAAGTCAAAGAGCCGCCTTCAGGGTCAGTAGCTTGCACTTGATATGAATATGCTACTCCCTGAGCGCCAGTAGTAACTGGACTGCTAGTGATAACAGGTTCTAAGTTCTTAACACTGCCAACACCGAAGCCATTTACATTATAACCAAATCCAGACACGGCTTACTCCTTATGCGTCATTTGAAGCGTTGGTGGTAAAGAATAACTTAATGCCTAACAGTCTTGCATCGCCTGTCTGGTCATCTGCTGATACATCGCGCATGACCTGAAAGTACGTTTGCGTGTCTACAGCAGCGCCTGTAATAGTTACTGCACCAGAGACCGCCGTAACATTCATATCATTAGAAGTTCCAGAGTGCGCTTTAGCCGTAGCAACTACATTAGTGCCGAATGCTGTGTTGATGTCTGCGTTGTCTGCAAAAGAAACGCCAGAGAGTCCCCAAGCTACTGTGCCTGTGTTAGTTCCAGTGACTGTGAAGAATGCCTGAAAAGTTACTGTGCCTTCGTTCCAAGACTTAGGAAAGGCTACAGTAAACTGTGCGTTTTCGTCTGAGCTTGCATCAAAGTCTAAACACTTTATCTCTGGGCCGTTTGATAACTCTACTTGCTCTAAGTCTGCACATCCTGCTGTTGAGTTTGGATACATTGCCGCCGCAGGTACGTAGATAGTTTCCAGCCCTGCAACTTTGATGTCGCTAGATACTTTAGCTGCCGTTACTGCGTCATCAACTATTGAAGCCGTTACTACTGCATCATCTGCAATCGCAGCGGTTCCTACTGCATCGTCTGCAATCGCAGCGGCTGTGATAGCATCATCTGCAATCGCAGCGGTTCCTACTGCATTGTCAGCTATAAGAGCAGCAGTAACAGCATCGTCTGTAATACCAGTGGTTTTAATTTTTGTTACTGGCATATTATTCTCCTAAAGCTGGCTTAGTGTCTGGGAAGTCTTGAGTAGACGGCCAGTCTCTTAAGTCTTGGCGATACACTAGAATGTTTGCTCTATTAGGCCAGTCAGGTATCTTGGCCGCTTCATCAGTGGACGCTAGTTCTGAGTCTCTCCACATACGTCCTTCTTTTTCTGCTGTAGGCTCTACAGGCCCAGACCCTGAGCCTGTCCACTCTTCATAGTGTTCAAAGTTAGCTTCAACAAACTCTGCGTCTGCAACGATGGTATTTGTGATGTTGCCGTCAGCATCTTTAATATTGTATTTCATGTTCTTCTCCTTATGCTGGTAGGTACTGAATGATTACGATGCCGTTGCCACCATTACCACCGTAAGCGTACGCGCTATTATAATCATTGACACATCCCGAACCGCCACCACCTATACCGCCATGACCCGCGTTACAATATGAACTGAGGCCGGAACTGTCTGTATGATAAAGGCCGCCCCCAGATAGAAAACCACCGTGTGCGTCAGACCCAACAGTGTGAACACCGTAAGCACTATAAGAATTAGTTTTATTGTAATTTCTTCTTCCGCCCTTACCGCCGCAAATGTAGCCGTGACCTATAAGACTCTCTGGCCCTTGAACGTCACACTCACCGCCGCCGAATTGGAAGGTGGCAATATTCCCTGTTCCAGTAATTCCTACGGCTCCACCACCGTAGCTATTTCCTAATCCACCCGTGTTATTTACGTCCCCATTACTGGCTGTGCCTCCTGCTCCTCCTGCACTTGAAGACCCACCAACGCCGCCATTGGCTGTGAGCGTAGCACTTAGTCCTGTACCTGCTACGGTTGTGTTGCCTCCAGTTACTCCTGTCCCTGTATTTCCTATTCCTCCTCCCCCCGCGCCTACAACAACTGTAAATGAACCAGAAGTGGTAACAGCTAAAGAGTTCTTTTTACAATATCCCCCTGCGCCTCCACTGTATGCCATTTGTACTTGACCGTTACCGCCGCCTCCTGCGCCTACAACGTGGATACAAATATTGCCATCAACAGGAGGAACCCATGTTTGTGAGTAGCCTAATATTATGTTTACTGGCAGTCCACCGCCACCGCCACCGCCACCGCCACCTATGAAATCTGAAAAATTACTCATGCTATTGCCCACCCTACTGTAGAGTTTGTATATATAAATTGAATTGAAAGATATGCTTTGTCTAATGTCATGTCGGTTCCGCTAGACATAATGTTGCTACTATTTCGTCCGATTACTGTGTCCTCAAAGTTTCCGACAGTGACCAGAACTCTTTGACCGATAGTCGGTGATGCGGGAAGCGTAATAGTTCTAGTTGCAGTATCTACAAAAACATGTGTGTTTACTGTAGCTGTCATGGATGCAGAAGTAACTACAGTTGTTATACCCACGGCTACAGGCTCTGAAGCTATCTTAGCCGCTGTTACTGCATCATCAACTATTGAAGCTGTGACCACTGCGCTTGAGGCTAATTGGTCTGCTCCTACTGCGTCGTCAGCTATTTTATCTTGTGTTATGTTATCATCAACTATTGAAGCTGTTACTACCGCACTAGAAGCTAATTGGTCTGCTCCTACTGCGTCGTTAGCTATTTTAGCTTGAGTTACGTTAGAGTCTGCTATCTTAGCTGTGGTGACATTAGCATCCACTATAGATGCTGTTACTACCGCACTGGCAGCTAACTGGTCAGCGCCTACAGCATCATCAGCTATTTTAGCCTGTGTAACTGCATCATCTGTAATCTTAGCAGTTGTAACTGCATTGCCTGCTAGTTTAGCGGCAGTTACTGTACCATCGCCCGGAGTAGTTGAAGCAAGAACACTAGAAATAATAAGAACTTCAACACTAACACCTGTAGCTGGAGCAGTACTAAAAGTAAGTGTAGTTCCGCTAAAGCTAAAAGTATCTTTATGCTGATATACACCATCAAAATAAACTTGAATAGAGTTTTCAGAAGCAGGTGTAACAGACATAGTGAGCGTAGTAGTGCTGTTGTTGCCTGTCATTGTGTCTAGCGTAAACTGAGCTTCGCCGCCTCCAATGTCTCCCCACGAATCTGTATATCCTTCAAACTTTCCGGTTGTGCTGTTATATCTAAACTGGCCCGCTGCCGCTGTAGGACGCTGTCCTGTAGTACCGACAGGTATTTTTACAGCCCCTGTAGTACCAATGGTAGTTGTAACCGCTGTAGCATAGTTACCCATGTAAGAGTGTGAACTGCACTCGTAGTATAGAATATTAGGCGTATCAGCCGTTACAGCTATTGTAGTATGAGCGCCAGAGCTTCCAGCAGTTCCTGAAGTTGTTACGCCTGTTGTGTATGCTGTGGTCTTAGCCGCATCATAGTAAAAACGTAGCGGGTGTCCGCTGTTAGAGCTGTCAGCTTGGTCAAACTTGTAGTAGTAACCCGTAGAGCTTGTGATGCCATCTACGCCTGAGAACTGAATTGCCGGAGACTCAACACCGTTTAAGAAGTATGCGCTGCTAGAGCCGTCACCGTTGTAAGGGTGCGCCGAAGTCTTTGAAGCTACAGTAACTGTGAAGACTACAGGGCTTGAAGAACTTCCGTAGATTCCACCTACAGTGTCAGCAGATAAAATACCTACATCTGTAATGTCTTTTCCTTGTGAATCCAAGTCACCGCCAAGTTGGGGTGTGGTATCTTCTACAACATTTGCAATAGCATTAGATGCTGCTAGACCTTGTACTACTGTACTACGTGCTACTTTCTTTAAGCCACCACCTGAAGTGTCAATAGCTAAGAATACGTCATCGCCTGCAATTGAAGTTAGTTCTGTTAAACTACCAATTGTAGTTGGGCTAAAGTTAGTACCGTCTGCAATTAACAATGCATCTGCGGTATTAGTACCCATTGTAATATCATCGCCCGAAACAGTCAAGTCTACAAACGTAGGACTGTCGGTAGTTGCCAAGCCCTGATTAATAGCCTTAACGCTTGCAAGAGCTGTTAGCTCGCTGTCCATTAGTGCGCCTACGGCTGTAACACTTGCTGTGCTTACAACATCTGCTCCTGTTTCAATGCTGTTTAACTTAGTGTGGTCAGCATCGGTAAAAACATTAGAATCTGATGCAGCTTCAACCGCTGCTCGAATCTCAGCGTCTGTTTGGTCTGCGGTAGCTGAAGCTTCAATACCATCTAACTTAGTTCCATCTGTTGCTACATCACGGCCATCAACTGTGCCGCCAACAATTATGTTTCCAGCTACGGTTACGTTTGTTTCGAGCATTGAG